TAAAAATTTTGCTGTTCCACCGATAGCAGTTTTCCATGCTGCACTGCCCACTTGCACCCAAGTGTTAGAACTTGTTTTGTAATAAATTTTATTAGTAACATGAGTGGTATTGATAGCATAAGAGCCAAGAGTACCAATTGATGTTAATGGGGCACCTGTAGATACACTACCTACTAAATTATCCACTGATGTGATATAGATTGGAGTGATTGTTGTAAATGCTTGATCAGTTGCTGACCATTCAAAAATACCTGGGACAGTAGAATTAATATCTAACCAGTAAGTACCATTGCTTGGTGACGCACTTGGAGCAGTTGCAGAGCTTACAAGTTGACCTAGATCAACATTTGCTCTTAATACGAATGCTCTGTTAGCAATACCCAAGAATGAGTATGCTGCTTGTAAACCATATTCGTTTAATTCATAACCATTTAACGAATTTCCTGATGCATCTGTGTAGAATTTTGGATCACCAAAAGTTTCTGTTAATTCTCTTTGTGAAGAGATCAAATATACTGAATTTGCGTTGGCAGTTTTTGTTCCTGCTGCTGTACCGGTGCCTGCACCGTTTGATTTGTCTTGTGCTGAAGCAACAATTATTAGTGGTGTTGTTCCCGCATCTGATGGTACATAGAAACTCTCGTTTATTACTGTGACTTCTACGCCTGGTGATGTTAATGCCATTTTTAATTCTCCTTGCAAGTATTACTGATGTATTTATTGTTCTGCACTGTTTTTACGGCGTTATCTCGGTAATTTTGGTGCCTATATAGGGCACGTAAATAACGTTATGAAAAGGCCTTTATGTAAAACTTGTAGGAACAAACCCAGAGCGTATGGCTATCGTAAAGGCACCAAAATCTACTGGCGCAGTCAGTGTGATACTTGCATACGCAAACAAAAGAACTTAAAGGTTAATGGACCCGCTCGTTGGTTTCTTTCTGGGTACCGTAAAAAAGCTCGTTGTGAGTTATGCGGGTTTAAGTCAGTTAATGAGCAGCAAATGGATGTGTTTCATGTGGATGGCAATAGGAACAACACGTCAATTTATAATTTAAAAACTATCTGTGCTAATTGTCAAAGATTAAAAAGTACTCAAGATTTAGGGTGGTCTATTGGGGATTTAGAAGTAGATGCTTAATCATATTATCTACTTGTATCTTTAAATCTTCTAAGTTTCCAGAATTATCTATTTCATAGTCAAACTTTTGTCCTATCCAATCCCACTCACTTTGATGCACTGCTCTATCTTGCATTTCTTTTTGTGAGGGTATAGGGCCTCGTCGAACCAGTACAACTTTGCCTTTTAATGTTCTAATGGTTTCTATTTCATTAATAAATCTTGTGTCGCTGAGTACTATTTTTCCACCTTTGTAACGAGCAGTGAACGAGTCGATCCAAATGCTGTCATGAAAATGTCCTCGCATAATTTCTGTCCCCCAATATTGCAGAATATATCGTGGAGTTACTGCTCTATCAAGTTTGTTACTCCAATAAGGATCAATTCTTTCTCTCCACATTCTGCTCTCTTGTGTGGCTCCTTCTAATAATTGTCTATCCCAACCGAATATTGCACTCACAGCATCTTTTAATGATTTGGCAAAACTGTCTCTTTGAAACTCGTGCTCTTTAACCAAAAAATCTGCCACTGTGTCTTTGCCAGACCCAATTAATCCTACTAATCCTATCAGCATGTAATTATATTATAGGTTTTTTAATCTTTTTGCAATCTCTTGCTTGACTCTTTTAACGGTGTTTAATATCTGTTCTTGCATTGCAGTTTTATCAGCTACTCTGCTCATATTTTCCAATGCTGTGACTAGATCTTCTAGTTCTTGGAATGTTAGATCGCAAATTTTTTTAATGCCTGTGTTAGCCATAATCGGATATATTTAATCTGAAGTGTTAAAGAATTAAAAGATAATAAAAAGAATTAACCGATAATAAAACTAGTTGCGTTTCCGCCTTCCATGTTAAGAAGAATTTCTTGATCTAATTTTTCTATCATGGCCATGCCTTCTTGTTTTAGTGTTTCACCATTTAGAGTGGTTCCACCTTGCGGACCATTAATTGTTCCAAATTTACTTCTTGCTTCACCTAACATAACTTTACAAACTGCAAGAGTATAATCTCTAACCCACGGTTTAACATCAATGTCATTTAATAAAACAATGTCTGGTCTATAATTATCTGTGTGTAATAAAACTCTTTCGGTATCAATTCTTGGACGCTGTGTTATAGTTAAAGTATGAGTAGCATTATCGTAATGAAATTGTATAAACGACCCAAACATTTTTCCTACTAATTCCTGATAAGATGCAAAAGCATAATAAGTGGCCAATCCACCCGCGGCACCCGCTCTCAACAGATAGGTATTAGTATAGGCTAAATTGAAAGGTTCAAATAATGTTCCTCCTTGACCGTCACTACGAGAACCCACTGTGGCTCTACCTATTTCTCTAACATTAATAATTTCGTTTGGTAAAATATATTTGTTTTGATTTTCTTTAAGATCTAAAAATGCATAACTTTCTTCTACTGAGTTGTTAGATCTCTGTCTAAATCTGTTTAAGGCTCTTTCTAGTGCAATTTGATAGTGTTTTGGGTCTAATTCCACCTCAATCATGCCATCACCCAGCATGGTTTTTACATAATCAAATACCTGTTGCTGTGCTGTTTGTAACTCTGACATATGGATATTTATGGCTAGATCCTTTTCCATAAATATGGTTAGTATGCCACGTTTATCAATATACAAGCCAGAAAAAGGCAACGATTATAAGTTTTTTGATCGCACTATGAATGAGATGTTTCAGGTGGGTGGAACCGACGTTTTCCTGCACAAATATATAGGAATATATGATCAAGGTGAAGAAGGTACCAAAGACGGTGATGCCAGCCCCTCGCAGCCACACTATAGCGGTAGTAGCTTAAATGATAGAACCATACAAGATCTATTATTTTTAGAGAATAGAGACAGAAAATATGATAAAGATGTGTATGTTATCAGAGGGATCTATAATGTACAAGACACGGATTTTAATCTCAGCCAATTCGGTATGTTCTTACAAAACGACACTCTGTTTCTAACAGTACATCTTAATGATATTGTAGAAAGATTAGGAAGAAAACCCATGAGTGGAGATGTGGTAGAATTTCCTCATTTAAAAGACGATTACAGTTTAGATGCTAGTATACCTATTGCTCTAAAAAGATTCTATGTTATTGAAGATGTGAATAGATCTGCAGAAGGATTCTCTCCCACATATTGGCCACATCTATTAAGATTGAAATTAAAAACTCTAGTAGACAGTCAAGAATTCCGCGATATAATAGGAGATGCTACCACAGAAGGTTCTCTTGCAAGTTATATGAGTACCTATAACAAAGAACGAGAAATTAATGATGCTATTGTTAACCAAGCTGAAGCAGATGCTCCTAAATCAGGATTTAATTATAAACAATTTTATGTTACACCTATTGATGAAAGAGGTAATGTTAGACTCGAAGGAGCAAACTCAGACGAATCTATATCATCTGATCAACCTATTAATGCTGTAATAGATACACCAGCCAGCAGTCATTATGGATTCTATTACAATGGTGATGGCATACCGCCCAATGGATATGTAGCAGGAGCAGGAACTAGTTTCCCAACGTCGAACGTCAACAAAGGTGATTATTTCTTAAGATTAGATTTCTTACCTAATAGATTATTCCGGTTTGATGGAGTGAGATGGATTAAGATAGAAGACAGTGTGAGATTAACTGCTACGAATACTGGATTAAATAATACTACCAATAGAGGAGAATGGTCTAATCAAACAGCTTATGTTATTAATGATTCTGTAATTTTTGGAAGTTTACAATATGTTGCAATAAAAACAAGTACAGATAAACAACCAAATGTTAACACCACATATTGGAGACAAGTAAAAACTACTTACAAAACAACTTTTGTTAACAACAGTAGTGCTTCCACAATTAACGGATTAACCATAGAACAATGGCAATCATTAACCGATGCTCTAAAACCCAAGGCGGATAATTAATGCTTCATTTTTACGACGGTCAAATTAGAAAATTTATGACTCAGTTTATTCGAGTACTGAGTAATTTTTCTATTGAGTTAGGCAAAGGTACAAATGGACAGGTGCAATTAAGACAAGTGCCAGTAACCTACGGTGATATGACTCGTCAAGTGGCTAACATTATTAGAAATAATAGTGAAAATGCTCTACAATCTGCTCCTAACAT